CCCCAGATTCCCGCCTCCTCCTGTTCAGTGCTTCGGCCCGTCGAACTGCGCGAGCCAGTCGTACTGGTTCACCGCGACGAGCTCGAGCGCCACTGTCCTCCGCGCTACGAGCCGTCGCACAGCAGTGGGCGCGAGCGGCTGTCCCACCCGCTGCTGTGCCACCGCGTTCTGTAACTCCGCGAAGAGCCCGTCGATGTAGGCGTCCACGCCCATCCACGCCACGTCGGTGAACGCCTCACGGTAGTCATCCGCTTCGTCGGGCGTGATGCCGAAGTGTGCGGCCGCGCGGTCCCAGGTATCTTTCGTCATGGCTGACAGTCCCTTCTGATCATTTCTTGGGGTTGTGGGCCGTCATCGCGCACCGTCCGGTGTGTCAATGCACCCCGCCACCACTCCGAAACGGGTCCCGCAACAGCCACCGATTCCTTTGCTCGATGGTGACTCGGCTGGCAGGTTGATCGCTCCGTTCAATCCAAGCGGGACGCTTCAACTCTCGGAGAGATATTCCCGCGATTCGCATCGCCCACTCCATCGGCGAGCCCCACGGTGGCACACCCGAGTCCAATGGATTCTCTGGGTATTCAAATCGTTTCAGACCCTCGGGTTGTTTATATGAACAGACGACGATCATCGATCACGCCCTCCCGCGCGCAGTTTGCCTCATGCGAAGCCATTGGATCGAAGTTCCAGGCGACTGTCGAAACGCCTGAAGCGCCCGCTGCGCGACCTGCACGTCCGTCTGCGCGTATGCAGGGTACGTGACGATGCTGATGTCTCGGACGGTCATGTCCGAGATCAGGCGCACCGCGGTCCCGTTCCGCCGCTCGAACCTGTCGCCGCCCTGTGGGACGCTGAACGTAAACGACATGCCGGACACGTCGCGCCGCTTGACGAGCATCAGGATGTCGTTGCCGAGCGTCGTGTCGGGGACGTCGATGTCCGCGCGCAGCCCAGCGTCGTCCTTCACGAGCCGGAGCGTCCCCGCAGACACGCGCCCGATGACGCGCGTGGGGTCCTCGCTGTGATCGACCAGCGCGCGGACGTCCACGTGTTCGCGCAGCGTGCGGTCGACCGCCGTCGGCTCGATGAGCTCTCGGAAGCCGCCCAGGTCCGCCGACAGCGACCCGAACACGATGGGATACCCGACGATGCGCCGGCCCTCCGCGTTGATGGCTGCGACCGCGCGTGTCTCCCACTCACTGCCGTGCATCGGGGTCCTCCGTCGTCGGCTGCGCGTCCACCGGGACCAGCGCCGCATTGATGCGATACGTGTCGCCGTCCGGGATCGGGTTCAGCCCGAGCATGCGCCGGGCGTCGTTCTGCGAGTAGTACCCGCTCTGGATGCCCGACGCGAGCGCGGCATGTTGCGCCGCGACGTCGCTCCGAATGAGCGCGTTCCGGTCGAACTGTGCCGTGAACGTGCCGTATTGCCGGTTGGTGAGCAGGTCCCGCCGGATGCTGTCTTCCCACGCCTGATAGATGGGGTCGAGCGTGCTGGTCACGTATTCCACCGCCGACGCGGACATGTTGCTGTAGGTGGCTTTCGATAGGTCGCTCACCTTGAACAGTGGAACTCTGAACGTGCCGCAAATCGCCTGCGTGATCGCGTGCTGCGCCTCGATCATTTGCGCTTCATCGTTCGGGATCGCGATCGGCTTGAACTCGAGCCCGCCTTCGAGCAGCAGGACCTTGTGACTGTTCTCCGGTCGCCCGTAGATGCTGGTCCAGTTCTGCCGCAGCGCGTCCGCCTGCCCCTGTGAGATCGCCCCAGCGATCTGCAGCACGCCTGTCGGTCGTCCGCCGTTTGCGAAGAACTTGCTTTGATACGTCTGCAGCGCCAAGGCGAGCCCGATCAGGTCCCGACAGCGCGTGATGGGCGTCTCCATCGTTAGCTCGAAGATTGGCGGCTGCGACGCCTCGAAGGTCCAGGTGATCGTCTGCCCGCCGGCCGTGTAGTGCCACCGCTTGCGCCGCTGCGCGTCCCGATCGACCCGCATGTGGCAACTGTCCAGCGGCCACAGCGCCACGATGCGCCCGTCGCGCCGGACGATCTCCGCATACGCGCGGCCGTGCTGCAGCAACTGCCATTGCAGCGCGTGCTTCACCTGAAACGCGGTCTGTTCCGGATTGGGCAGCGAACCCAGGATCTCGTATAGGTCGTGCTCGGTCGCATCGACCAGTGTGTCCGGCGACGTTATGCGTCGGAACTTGATCGGAGTCCTCGCGATGTCCTGCGAGATCACCTGCAGGCAGCTGAACACCGCCGGCACTTCGAGCGCCTTCTCTGGTGTGACGATGATGCCCGCTGCGCTCGGCCCGCTGCCGAACAGCGCGTGAAAGTCCGCCGCGCTCTGCGACGTAGTCCAGGTCGGCACCGACCGCCGGAACCACTTGAACCAGTCCATGTCGAACTCCTCGAAGAGTGGGGGCGTGCAGGTCACATGTGCCGAACACGGCGTAACCTGCTTGCGGCACCGCCCCCCGTGCCGATTCCCACGTGTGACGTCATTGCCCGAAGCGCCGGGCGGCACGCGGGGATGTCGATCTAGCTCAGGACGATGAACGCTTCCGGGTGCGCCAGCTGCACGTCGGCCCGCAGGTACGCGCGGACCCAGACCTGCAGGTTCTCGAAGGCGTCCCCCGCCGTGCGCGACACCTCGAGCCGGAACGACGTCCGCAGCCCGATCAGGAGCTGCGCGAAGTCCCCGACGATGACGTCCGTCGAGACCTGGTTACTCCGCAGTTGCAAAATGTTCTCGATCGCCTGTGGAGCCCGCAGCGGCTGCCCGTCGTTCACGTCCTTGAACTTGGCAACCGTCGTCGCGAACGTCGGGGACCAGATGACCGCGTTCGGCTCGTGGTTCTCTTCCCACAGCGCGCCCGCGGCATCGACGAGGAAGTCCCAGTCCGCCGGCGACCCGAGCGTGTCGGTCTGCACGTTGGCCTGCGTCTTGATGCCGCTTGGCTCCGGCGGTGTGCCGCTGCCAAGCAGTGCGACCCGATCCAGTTCCGCCGCGGCCGCGCGCGCCATCTCCGTCTCGATGATGTCCGCGACGTTGACGCTGTCTTCGGACAACTCGACAGACAACTTGATGAGCATCGGCAGCGTGCGCGCCGTGAACGTCACGCGCTCGAGCTCCAAGGTGCCTTCTGTGATGGGCAGGTTTTCCGCCTTCCACTCGAAGCCCGGGGCGGTTAGTGATCCCTCGATGCCCGGCTGTGCTAGTCGCGCAATGTGCAGGGTGTCCGATGTCATCGGCACGATGATCGCGCCCGCGCGCTGCGTCACCAGCGCATTTCGCATGCGATCGATCCAGCGTGTCGCGAGAATTTCCGGCACGGTGTAGCCGCCTGCACTGCCGGTGCCCTCTTCGAGCGCCCGTCGCTCGACCTCGGACAGCCCGTGCTTGCGGCCGGTCGCCAGCGCCCGGATGATGTTGCCGAGCCGCGCCGCCTCGATGCCCTTCTCGCCGTGGTGCGCGTAGCCGCCGCGCTGCTCGAGCCACGTCGCCATCGGCTGCGCGCGCGTGAGCACCGGGGACCCGTCGGTCCGTGTCTCCGTCGTCATCGTCTGAGTCTTCGGGACGAAGGCCGCTTGCGCCGTGCGCTGCTCGACGTGCCGCTGTAGTCCGAGAATGGCGTCTCGCTCACGGATCGCCGCGTCGTACGACCGCTGCTCGGATGCCAGGAGCGTGTCGCGGTTCGCCGCCGTCGCCGCGTCGAGCACCTGCTGTGCCTTCACGCTGCGCTGCTCGATCTGACTAGTGAACGCCGCCAGGACGTCGTCGCCATGTGCCGCGCGCGTCGCCGCGATCTGCGTCAGGATGTCGAGCCCGATCAGCCCCTTCGGGGCGTCTGCAATGAATTGTGTGAGCTCCATTGATGGTTCCTTCAACGTGTCCGACACGATCGCCCGGCTCGGTGAACCATCAGCGACCTGCACGGCGGCTCGGAGAGTCTCGCCGTCTTACCCGATCAGCGTGAGCCGCACTTCGGGCACCGGCTCCGGTGCCTCGAGCAGCTCGCCCAGCGCCAGCAGCGTCGCATCGACGCCGTCAATCTTGTGCACGCTCGTCGCCGCGTCCTTCACCGGTAACAACGACCCATCCCGACGTCGATCGACGTGGCAATTCGACGCCATCCACGTAAAGCAGCTGTTGCCGGGATGCCGAAACCGCCCGTGACGGACCCGCGCTTCCAACTCGGTCGCCGGGCCCGTGTAGTACTTCGCCGTCTTCCCTTGCAGCGTCACGGGGAAGCCGTCTTGCTGCAGCATCGACGCGAGGTACTGGCCGCCGAACTGCTCGATCGCCACGTGCTGCACTTGATACGCGGCGGCGAGCGCCCGGATGTACGCCTCGACCGCGCCCAGATCCGTCATCGTGCCGTCGGTCGGCTCGAGCACGCCGTCGGCGACCCACGTCGCATACTGCGGCACCTTGCGCGCGCGCTCGTCGATGACACCCTTCGGCAGAAAGAACTTCGGGAACGCGTACAGCACGTCATCACGCATGAACGCCGCGACGACCGCGGTGAGGTCATCCTTCTCCGCGGCATCGACGCCGACGCAGCAGGGGATGCCGGCGAAGTCTTCAATGTGCAGCGTCGGGTCCGCGCAGCGCGCCCAGGCTGACATCGACAGCCAGGCCGCCGATGACGACAGCCACTCGCTGCAGACCTTCGTGCGGAATTCTCCTTCGAGCCCGGGCGTCTGCTCGGCGTCCGCGCAGTACCGCCGAATCCAGTCGAGCGTCGGACTGATGCCCAACATCGGGCTCGCTTTGTGCCACGCCCGCTCGTCGCGCCAGTCGTCGCCGTCGTCGATCGCATAGATGGCGCCCAGGACGTGCTCGGCCGCGAAGACTTGCTCGAGCACCTTGGCGACCGTCTGCCGGAGCGCGTAGCCGACGCTGAGCAAGTCATAGCCGGCCGTCGTCGGGCAGAGCATGAGCGGGTTGCGCCGCGCGCCTTGCGCCGACTTCAGCACGTCGTGCAGCCCGAAGGGTTGCGCGTGGCTCTCGTCGAGCACGATGCAACTCGGGTTGAGCCCGTCGAGCGTGCTCGCTTTGGAATTCACCGGGCGCGCGTCGCCGTCCTTCGTGACGACGGCATTCGCGAACGCCTGCAGACCCTGCTCCCGGAGCCACGCCGACGCCCGGATCATGCGCTGCATGATCGAGAACACGATGCGCGCCTGTGATCCGGTCGTCGCGCCGCAGATGCACTGTGCGCCCGGCTCGCCCTCTCGGAGCAAGTGAAACAGCGCGACGCCGGCACAGAGGGTCGACTTCGCCGACTTGCGCGCCGTTTCGAGATACAGCGTCGTGAACCGCCGCCGCGACACGTCCGCCCGGTGACGCCACCCGAAGAGCGACCCGACGATGAACACCTGCCACGGTTGCAGCTGGATCGTCGGCCTATCCCAGGTGCCCTCGACGTGCGGCAGGCATTCGAGGAAGTAACACGCGGCGATCGCGTGCGCGTCGGACCAGATGTAGCTCCAGCCGTCCCGCCGGACGTCGCGCTCGTGACGCTCACACGCGAGCCGGACCCACTTCGACGCAATGATGCGCCCGCTGATGACGCCCGCGACGTAGTCCCGCAGCAGCCCGAGGTAGTCCCGCCGCCGCGGGAGCCGCACGGGGGCCGACGGGGACGGTTCGGGTAGCGTGCCCCGCCGTCGCTCCCGAGCGGCCCGCACCGTGCCCCGTCGCGCCTTCTCGGCGACGTCTAGGCGAGCCCGAGCCATCGATCCCCCTTCAATTGGACGGCGGAATTTCGACCTGCGGGGCGGTCTTGGTATGCCCCTTGCCCGTGACGATCGGACCCCTTCGACTTCGCGAAACAGCTGTCCTCCGTCGCCGTCTTCCGCGAGTGGCAGGATACACAGAGGCTTTGCAGGTTGTCCGGGTCGAGCCGCCGGGCGTCGTGCGGACCATCGAACGGGACAACGTGGTCGACGTGGCGCGCCGGCACCGTCTGCCCGTCCGCTTCGCAGTGTGCGCAGAGTGGGAACGCGGCCAGGTGCGCCGCCCGGAGCTTCTGCCACGCGGTGTCGTACCCGCGGGTCCACGCAGTCCCACGACGACGGTCGAGCCGTTGATGCCGTGTCTGGTGACACGTCGGGCAGCGACCGACGACGAGCCGGCGGCAGACAGGGCACCGATGCTGCAGAGCGTCAGGCATCAATAGGTCTCGTCCATGCGAGCGTTGGCACACGCGTCGTCGAACTTCGCGCGCGCGCCGTCGTCGAGAGTGCACTCGCAGAGATAGCCGAGCCACTCGCCCTCAAGTCGGACCACCAGCACAGCCTCCCGGAGCACGAACGGTCGCTCACATAGCAGGCAGGTGGCTCTGGCGGGGCACGGTAGCCACTCAGACCCGCAATAGGGGTTCGGTTCACATCTGATAACCATCTAACTCGGCCTCCCTGTCCCGAACGCGTCATAGTCGAACCCGAACCCATCACCAGAAATGTCAGTAACGGTAGATATCAACTTCTCTTCTTTATTTGTGTCTGTGGTTATGTGTGACTTTTCTGGTGATACTTCCGGGAGCCGAACCGCTTCCGGCTCGATGTGATCCGCCACGTG